TCGGCCCGCACGGGCATCGGCGTGGAATCGCTCCAAGGCTATGCCCTTGCCGCGAAGATGGCGGGCGTGGACACGGAAGCCTTCGGCGTGGCGGTCCAGAAGTTGGCCGTGAACATCGGCAAGGCGACGCCTGGCGATGCGATGGACAAGGCGCTCCGTGGCATCAACCTGAGCGTGGCCGAGTTGCGGATGCTGGCCCCTGAGCAGCAGTTCTCCGTGATCGGGGATGCCATTGCCCAGTTGCCAACGGTGGCCGAGCGGGCGGCGGTGGCCGTGCAGGTGTTCGGCAAGCAGGGCGCGGCCCTGGCTCCGCTCTTCCGCGAAGGGGCGGCCAGCATCGACGAACTGCGGGAGCGTGCCGAGCGGCTGGGCATCATTGTCAGCGAAACGCAGATCAACAACGTGGCCGATATGAACGATGCCTTCGACCTCGTGCGGGCCACGGTGGACGGCATCATTGGGCAGGTGATCGGCAACCTCGCCCCGGCGGTCACGGACGTGACGAACCAGTTCCTGCGTTTCGTTGAGGAGTGGAGCGGGGCTCAGGGCGAAGGCGGCACGGGGATCGCAAACGCAATCACGGACGTGCTCTTGCAAGGGGCCGAGATCTTTGCGGGCGTGTTCGACCAGTTCGTGGGCAACTTCAGCGGGTTTACGGCGTCGATTGACGAGGCCAGCGCTGTTTTCCAGTTCGTGGCCAACGCCTTCACGTCCGTCACTGAAGCCCTGCGCATGGTGTTCAACCTTTTTGAGACGGTCGGCAATGGCATCATGCTGGCCATTGGCAAGCTGCTCGAGGAGGTCGGCGCGTGGGTGTCGGACGATCTCGCCCAGTTCGGGGCCGACCTCGCCAATGAAGCCTCGGCCGCGATGGCCCAGAACCAGAAGGAGTTCCTCGAAGCCGGGGCCAACTCCTTCCAGGCCGGGCTGAACGCCGTGGGGCTGGGCGAGGGCGACACCGCCGCGACGGCCCGAGGCGAAGGGGCAGCCACGGCATACGTCCGTGGGTTCCGTGCCACGGTGGAAGCCAGCCAGGCTCCCGAGATCAAGGTATCCACGAACCTCGACACGACCGAGGAACGGCTGCGGCAGTTCCTCGACAGCGGCACCGAAGGCGCGTCTGAGTTCCTGCAACAGTCCACAGCCACGCTCGACACGTTCCAGCGGATGGCCGAGGAAGGCGGGCTGACGGCCGACCAGATCAAGATCATGGACGGCTTCATGAAGAACGTGAACGCCGAACTGGACAAGGAGCTGAGAGCCCGCGAGGAAGCCACGCAGGCCGCCACCGCCCAGGCAGAGGCCGACAACAAGCGTGTCGATGCCCTGCTGAAGACCGGCGACGCCACGAGCAAACTGCAAGAAGACCTCGCAGCCGTCGAGCGTCAGTTGGACGTGCTGGCCGACAAGACCGACGCGGATGCCCAGAGGCGGCGCGAGCAACTGCTGACGCTGCGTGATGAACTCAAGGGCCAACAGCAGGCCGTTGAGCAAGGCTTCGGCCAGGGCTTCGCCAAGGCGTTTGAAGACACCGACAAAGCGATTCAGCAGGCTATCGAGAAGGCTGGCGAATTTGGTGCGGCCGGATCTGCGGCGGCGGCCGACCTGGCCGCTGGCATTGAGGCGGCGAAGGGGCTGGTGAAGGACGGCATCCTTGACCGGGAAGCATTCGAGCTCGAGGTGGCCCGCCAGCAGCAGTTTTTCCAGCAGCGTGTCGAGCAAGAGCAGGTCGTGGCCCGCGAGCGCGAGGCCGCCGCCCAGCGCGTCGAAGAGTTCCTGCGTACCCAGTTGGACCAGCGGCAGCAGGCCGAGCTCGAGGCGGCCGGGCAGCTGGAGGAACGCAAGAAGCAGGCCGCCCTGAACGTCACGGCCATCGAAGAAAAACTGGAAGAGGAAAAGCGGAAGAACCAAGAGCAGCGAGAGAAGGGCAATATCCGCGACGCGCGGGCCAGCACCGAACGCATCCGGCAACTTGAGCAGGCCCGCCGCCTCGAACAGGGCATCGTGGACGGCCGCGTTGAGGCCAACCGCCAGCAGGCCCAGCAGCTGCAACAGGGCCAGACGGCCGCCCAGCAATTCCAGAGCTTGGTCGCCCGCCAGAACGACGCCTTCCTGTCGGGCTTCCAGAACGCCTACGCCGGTGCGAACGCCGCCCTGGCCCAGAGCGCCCGCGTCGCGGAGGAGCAGGCCCGCCGGATGGAGGCGCTGACGCGGCCGACGACCGCCAGCGTGAACGTCGCGGACATTCGCACAGCCGAGGGGCAGGCGTTGGTTCAGGACGTGGCCGCCCAGGCCCAAGACCCGGCGCTGATCGAGGCCCGGCTCCAGACGCGGTTGCTGAACTCTATCGCGGCGGGCATCACGGGGGCCTCGGCCAACTACTTCAACCAGCCGGTGGCGATTGTCGGCGCGGCGAGAATGGGGTGATAAATGCCAGTTGTCTCTACCAAAGAACTTGCCCGCACCTACGAGCGTGAAATCACGCGCCCGATGATCGCTAAGCGTCGCTGGGTGTGCGTCTTAAGCGACAATACGACGGATGCCACAGAGACGACCTTCACTCAGGTTATGACCGCCGCGCTTGGCAGCACGAACTGGGGGCTTCAGCATCCCGACCTAACTGCCTGGAAGCTCCGCAAAATCTGGATGAACGAAGGATACGAGGGCTCGCCGTATCACGTCGAGGTGATCGCCGAGTACGGCACGGTGCGCGACGAGGAAGTGATAACTCCGGTTAGCCGCCCCGCCGTGTGGAACTTCGAGGGCAGCACGGGCGAGTTCCCGGCGTTGCGGTATTTCCACCCTGGGACGCCCGGCAGCGGCAACGGCACGACCTATCCGCTGACGAACAGTGCCTTCGACTTCTACCCAGGATTGATGACCACCGAGAGCGTGGTGCTGATGAAGGTGACGAAGAACTTCTCTGCGTTCCCGTCCTCTTGGTACGCCGCGAACAACAGCGTGAACGACGCCACCTACTTCGGCTGCGCCGCCCACACGATCCGCGTGGCGGGCATCGACACGACATACGAGTACGAGGAGTTCGGCGGCAGCATCGTGAAGTATTGGAAGGCGACGGCGACGCTGGCCTACCGCCAGAGCGGCCACAACCTACTGCTGCCGGATGTGGGCTTCAATTTCATTGACGGCGGGGAGAAGCGGCGGGCGATGGTGTTTGATTTTCAGAACAGCGAGTGGGTGCCGTCGCCGAATCCCGTGGGTCTCAACGGCAGCGGTGGCCTGAATATGACCGGGAACGCGACGGTATTGAATCGCCGCGTGAATCCCGAGGCTAGTTTCGCAACGGTCTTCGGGACGCCGCCAACATGACGCCGAGCGACCGCGACGCCGTACAGTTCACGCGCGAGTCTGCCGAGCGAATCGCGAACGTGGTGCGCGCGGCGGAACTGACGCCGACACGCGGGCGGGCCTTGTCGTTCGAGGCAATCCAGCAGAGTGCGAGCCGCAAGACCTTCCGCATGGCAACCTTCACCGGCTCGTGGTCGATCAACGGCGCAAAGACGGTGACGCTGCGCGGCTCGACCGCCACGCTGAGCGCGACAAATTTATTTGCTGCCATCGGCACGGCAGCGTCGTCTCGCAACTGTGCCGTCGCCAAGGACGGCACCGCCTGGTTTCTCGTCGCTGCCCAATGCTAGACCTCCTCGCCGCCATCGTCTCCGCCGATCCGCCTTCGCTCCTGGCGTGGCTCGTCCTCGCCTTCGCGGCGGGCATGTATCCCATCGGCATCATGCTCGGAAGCACCTGCTCGCCGTGCTGCGCTAGCCCGTGCTCTGGCCCATGCGCAAAAAACGAAGACTGCCCTCCCGGCTGCCAGTGCGTTGGCGGCCAGTGCGGCGGTTCGTTGCCCTGCGTGGACTGCAAGGGCGAAAGCCTGCCCGACACCGTGACGGTTAGCGTAAGCAACTGGCCTGCGGATCGCGTGCAGGGTGGTTCGCTGGCATTTCTGAATTTTGAATCGGATTTCGGCTCCGGCGCGGCTGGCAAAGTGACGGCACCAGGCGACGACCCTGGGCCTGTGTCTGCGGTGGAGCTGACGAGCGGCGGGGAAGGCTACGCAAGAATCATCGTTGAGCGACTTGAGCCAACCGTGACCGCTAGCGCAGGCGGGACGCAACAGTTCACGGTATCGCTAGAGAAGGTCGGCGAGGGCGAGGAGGCCGTCTGGGAGGTGAGCGGCCTTGCCCTTAATGGAGAAGGCACGACAACAAGCAACAACATCACGTTTACCGTCCAGGGCAGCGGTGTTGCTGTTAGCAATGCCGCTGCCCGTATTGTGCGCGCCGCTGGTGCGCCGTCTATCACGCTTTCGGTAACGTCGGCCAGCGGCGGCGGCGCTGAGTTGGTGGCCGTCTTGTACCAAGGCCAATCAAATTGCGATGGCAGCCTCACATGGGCGTTCAACGACATCGCCATCAATAACGCAGGTGGCGGGTATGCCGTGGGCGACCAAGTTGTTTTTACGCTCAACAACGGGACCGCGCTTCATTGCGGCTTTGGCACCCATGTTCCGTTTGTTGTGAAAACTGTCGGATCTGGCGGCGCGATTGTGGCCTTTGAACTCGACACAGACGACAAGGACATTATTGACTATTACTTCGCGGAGTATGTCGGGCCAGCAAATGGCCCGATTGAGTACTTAGCCTTGGACTCTCCGGGGGCATACTATCTTCCTGGGCAGACAACTGTAGAGGTGGCTACCGTCACGGTGACGGTCAATCAGCGCGGCGTCGCAGGAGCCAGCGGTGCCGTCATCACGCCCACCATCAATACGAACCAGCAGAGCCCGACGTTTGGGCAGATCGTCTCGCTGGCTATCACGAACGGCGGCACTGGCTACCTTGCGTGGGAATGGGTCGAGATTTGCTGCGGGCCGTACTGGAACGGAAAGTCTGTTGTGCTGAGAAGGCCAAGCGGAAGCCAGGGCGGCTTTGGCGCGCTGAATCCGTGCCTATACCGCCACACGAGGACTAACAAAGGATGCTCGGCAACTATCGAACTGGAATACTCTCCGGGGTCTGTGCGGGTAATGGTTCGCGATCCGGCGGGCTTTACGCCAATCGGCGCGCCAGGCGAAGGAGGCGTTAACAACTCCGGCTATGCTTCAGCCGGTTGCTTTGAGGAAATCTGGAAGACGCCAGGCCCCGGCGAAGATTGCGTCGGGCTGTCTTTTTCCGCGACCTCGCCGCGCGGCATCACGCTTACGGTCGCCCCAGGCGGCAACTACACGCCTGAGATCGCAACGCCGACCAACGTGCGGCACGTTTGCTGCCCAGACGGTAGCTTTGCGCCGTTGGAGCTGGAGGTACGGGTGCACGAGCCATCGGCTCCGTATCTGCCGGAGCCAGACCCGCCTTTTACGACATACGTTTTGCCGCGCGGCGGCGGTGGTCCTTCGGGTGCGACTGCTGATTGCACGATCAGTTACGGCGGGTTCGGCCTTTACGTCGCTGTGCGGAGGTGCGACAGCTATTACGGCGCAAACTGCCAGTCATGCGCGAGAAACTGCGAGACGCGCGTGGGGATGCCAGGCGACAGTTACGTCAACTTCCCGATGTACCACACTTTTTCACGCCCGTGCAATGCGTGTAGTTCTCCGACGATGTGCAAGCCTGTGTCGGGCATGTATGTCATCAATCGCCGCGACCCGCGATGGAACGACGGCGATGGGCTGCCGATGGAATGGTTTCAATGGTCATCACCGCCGCCGGAGGGCTTTACGCCCGGCGATAATAATTTTTACCGGATCGAAATACCGTGATGATCGACGCTGCCCAACTGTGCGACTTCCAGAACCCCGAGCGCACCTGCCCAACCTGCGGCTACGTTGCCAAGACGCTGCCGCTCTATCGCATGTGCGCGCCTGTGCCGGAAGACATATGGGAACCCATCCCTATCGGCGACCTCGTAGAGCGTGGCCTGACCGCAATCGGCATCACGAAGGAGCGCGTCGAGTGGCTGACACGCACGGAAGGAAAGCCCGGCGGGTGCGGGTGCGAGGGCCGGAGGCGTTGGATGAATGAGGTCGGGAATAAGGTGCAGACGGACGCGCGGAACGCGCTGATTGCGGCGAAGAAGTTTTACGTTGGCGATTGACGCTTGACGCCCCGGCTACGGTGACGGGCGAAAGGGACGCAGCCGATGCCCCGCAAGCCCAAGGCAGAGAAGCCGCAGTTTGACGCCGACCCGCTGGACGACGACGACCAGCCGCCGTTCACGCTGGACGACGACGGCAACATGGTCCTGCGGCGTGCGGCGAAGCCCAAAACAAAAGGAGGCCGCCGTGGCAAAGGCAAAGACAAGCCTGCTTGATGACGTGCTGGCTCGGACGCGGAACCGCAGCCCTGGATTCGGGACGTGGTTTGAGAGGCTGCCAGCCGAGGCCCAGGCGGAACTGGAAGCGGTGCGGGCTTCGTTCGATCACGCCGCACACCAGAAGACGGCCTTCGCTCGTGCGATCATCGAAGCCGCACGCGAGCGGGGCTGGAAAACGAGCGGCTTGCAAGGAGTGATCCAGTGGCTAAACGGAAAACGCTAGCGGCTTCCGTGGCATCGAAGCTCCCGCCCGCGAAGCCTGCCGCCGATGCCGAGCAGGTGACGCAGCGGCAGGACGGCGATTCGCTGGAAGCCCGCTCGACGAGCCGCCGCATCAAGACGGTGGAGGATCTGCTCGCCCACATCGAAGCCGACTTGCAGCGGTTTGAAGTGGCTGCATCTGAAGCAACCAAGTGGGAGTGCGGCGACGGCGACGGCGGCACCATCGAACTGCACCGCGTCTTTGTGCGGCTCAAGCCCAAGGGCGGGCCGACGACCATCGAAGTGGTCGAGGCGATGATCGACGCCGCGAAGAAGACGCTCCGCAAGCCCTTGACCAAAACTGTCAAGGCACCCAAGGCAGACGG